GGCTACGGGTGCTACGGGAGCTACTGGGTTAACAGGAGATACAGGACCTACTGGTCCTACTGGAAGTACAGGACCAACAGGACCGACTGGTCCAACCGGTGCTGATTCAACAGTTCCTGGACCAACAGGTCCAACTGGACCTACTGGCGACACAGGACCTACGGGTGCAACAGGAAATACTGGTGCAACTGGGCCAACAGGCGCTACAGGTGCGACAGGTGATACTGGGGCAACAGGAGCCACAGGCGCAACGGGACCCACTGGCCCTACAGGAGCAACTGGACCTACGGGACCAACAGGGGATACAGGTCCTACAGGACCGACTGGAGCAACAGGACCGACTGGAGCAACAGGTGCTCAGGGAGACAGACCAGGACTTCTTTACGAGTTCTCCACATCCACAAGCTCAGGTAATCCTGGTAGCGGTACTTTAAAATTTAATAGTGCAACTCTTTCATCAGTAACTCAGATTATACTTTCAACAACAACATCTGATTCATTAGGTGTATCTGATATTCTTGATTTAATTGATGACTCTACATCAACTAATAAAGCTCGTATTGCCATACGCAGTAATGCAAATGGTGATGCCAGTTTCTTCTCATTCCTAGTAACCTCAGTAACTACTCACGCTAACTATTATGAGATTAATGGTACTTACGTAGACGGTGCGGCCTTTTCAAATACTGAGAAGATAACCTTTGACTTTTACCAAACAGGTAATCTAGGTGCTACTGGTCCTACTGGACCTACGGGAGCAACTGGACCTACCGGTCCGACTGGATCTACAGGTGCAACTGGTACAACAGGAGCAACGGGAGCAACAGGTGCGACAGGCCCATCGGGTGCAGGTCTAGCTGATGTCCTTATGCTTGGCGGAATGTAGTAGGATCTCACAATATGAGAATTGCCATATATACGATTGCCCTTAATGAAGAGAAGCACGTTAAGAGATGGTATGAGTCAGCTAAGGATGCAGACTACTTACTAATAGCAGATACTGGTTCAACAGATAAGACAGTAGAGATTGCTGAGTCTTTAGGTATTAATGTTATAAAGATTAAAATAGATCCTTGGCGCTTTGATGATGCTCGTAACGCTTCACTTGCTGCGATACCAGGATATATTGATTACTGCATAGCACTAGATATGGATGAAGTTCTAGTAAAAGGTTGGAAGAAAGATTTACCTAAAGCTCTAGAGGCTGGCGTTACTAGACCAATATATAATTATGTTTATGGTTGGGATGAAAATGGTAAACCAGATCTAAACTTTGATGGTATTAAGATCCACGCCCGTAGAGGATATAGATGGAAGTTCCCAATACACGAGGCAGTATCTCCTTATAAGATTCCTGAAGTTAGAGCAAGAATAGATTTAACAATACATCACTTCCAAGATAAAGAAAAGTCTAGAGAACAATACCTAGATCTGGTAGCAATAGCAGCCTGGCAATTAGGTGAGTGGAAGACTGCAATAGAACACGGCGAGAAAGCATTAGCTTTCAGCCCAGAGGATGAGAGATTACAGAACAATTTGAAACACTACAGAGAGAAGATAAATGAGCACTCTTAACGATATGGTAGATGAGATCAAGTCTAACCTGCAAGGTTATACCTTACGACAAGATCGTATTAGTAATGTGGCTAACCCTGCTGGTCTAACTACAACTAGTACTTCTATCACTCTCGGTACTAGCTCAAACCTTGCTAAAGGTATTATTGAAATTGATGATGAACTTATCTTTATTGATTCTTTTGATAAAGCAACTAACGTACTTAACGTAATACCAGGATTTGGTAGAGGCTATCAAGGAACATCTCCAGCACCTCATACAGTAAATGCTCAAGTTACTTTGGCTCCTACCTTTCCAAGGGTTACAATTAAAAGGGCTATCAACGATACTATCAATTCTCTTTATCCTAATCTCTGGGCTGTCTCTTCATATACTTTTACCTTTAACGCATCAGTAACAACCTATGCCCTACCAGATGATGTTGAGGATGTCTTGTATGTATCTTGGCAGACTACTGGATCAAGCCAAGAATGGTTACCACTAAGAAGATGGCGCTTAGATAACTTTGCTAACAGTGCAACCTTTAATACTAATGCTACTTTAAATATTTATGACAATGTACAACCTGGTAGAACAGTTCAGGTTTGGTACACAACTACAGCTAATACATTAGATGCTAATACTGATGACTTTGCTGATGTTACTGGCTTACCACAATCTTGCCAAGATGTAGTAACACTTGGTGCTTCCTATAAATTACTATCATTCTTAGATGCAGGTCGTATTAACCTTACATCTGCTGAGGCTGATAATGCCGATAGCAAGACTCCATCCACTGCTGGTGTTTCAGCTTCTCGTTATATCTTCGCTCTGTACCAACAGAGATTAAATGAAGAGGCGTTGAAGTTGAAAGACAAGTATCCAATTCGTATACACTACACAAGGTAAGGAAGGTTAATGGCAACTCGTTTATTTAGTTCCATCAGTGTTCAAACAACACTAGCATCTACCATCAATGGTACAGCTACATCAATGACAGTAGCAACTGGTACTGCAACCACCTTACTTGGTGGAGTTACTATAGTAGCAAACAGTCAATTCACTATAGCAATAGATCCAGATACACAAAATGAAGAGATAGTCTTTATCACAGCAGGTCCTTCAGGAGATACCTTTACTATAAGTAGAGGTGAGGCAGGTACTAGCAATGTATCGCACTCAACAGGTGCAACAGTAAAGCACGTTCTAACCTCAGATGACTTAAATGCCTTTGCTGCCGGTATATCACCAGTGGCTAGCCTAGGTTTTTCTGGTTCAACATCTGGTACAACTACACTTCAAGCAACAGCAGTTGCTGGAACTAATACTTTAAGTCTGCCGCCAACTACAACTGATACTTTAGTGGGAGTTGCTGCAACTCAAACACTAACCGGTAAGACTTTGACTAGTCCAGTTATTACAACCCCAACACTAAGACTTTCCATTAATCCCCAAACTGGAACTACTTATACTTTAGTAGCAGCCGATGCTTCATACAAGTTAGTTACAGCATCTAATGCTTTAGCAATTACCGTCACAGTACCACCTAGCATATTTACTGCTGGTGATGTTGTAAATCTTCAACAAATAGGCGTAGGACAAGTAACCCTTGCTCAAGGTGCTGGTGTGACTATTACATCCAATGGTGCAACTGCTACTGCTCCTAAATTAAGATTACAGTATTCAGCTTGTTCAATTATTTGCACAGCAAGTAATACCTTTACAGTGATTGGAGATATATCTTAATGGCAACTACCTATAAGGTTTTAGGGCAATTAGCTCCAGCAAGTACATCAGGTGATTTATATACAGTACCTGCTGTAACGGAAGCGGTTGTATCTACTATTAACGTAGTTAACACTGGCACTACTGACTCAACTATTAGTATAGCTATTCGTAAAAATGGTGCTTCTATAGCAACTAATCAATATATTATAAATGGTTTAATACTTAATCCTAAAGTTACACTTGCCTATACCTCTGGTTTAACTTTGGATGCAGCAGATGTGATCACAGTAATTTCATCAAATAATGATTGCGCTTTTAGCGCCTTCGGATCGGAGATAGCATAATGTCAGTATCATTAACCGGCGTAGTTACAGGACCTACAGGACCTACAGGTCCAACAGGACCTACAGGTGCTACAGGTGCCACAGGTGCCACAGGTGCAACAGGTAGTACAGGCGCCACAGGTGCTGCTGGTGCCATCCTTGCAATTAATGCTCAAACTGGTACGACATACACTCTAGTAGCAGGTGATCTTAATGATCTGGTAACTCTAAGTAATGCTTCTCCTATTACCCTTACAGTTCCACCATCAGTATATTCTGCTAACGATACTATTAATATTGCTCAAGTTGGCGCTGGTCAAGTAACCCTTGCTCAGGGCGCTGGTGTAACTATTAACTCAAATGGTGCTACATCTACTGCACCTAAACTTAGAGCGCAATACTCAGCAGCTTCAATTGTTTGCACTGCCTCAAATACATTCTTAGTAGTAGGAGATATATCCTAATGCCAATAATTTTAGGAATTATATCTTCACAAGATTACCCAAGAACTACAACTGTTGATTACCTAGTAGTAGCAGGTGGCGCAGGAGGCGGTAATGGTGGTGGTCCTTACAAAGAAGGTGGCGGTGGTGGTGGTGCTGGTGGACTTCGTTCTACTGTAACCGCAACTGGTGGCGGTGGAAGCTTAGAAACTGCTTTAACTTTATCAAGAAATACTAATTACACAGTAACAGTTGGCGCTGGTGGTGCTGGAGCGCTTGCAGCAAATGATGGTTATGGTAACCAATATGGCGCTTATGGCGTTGACAGCGTATTTTCTACTATTACTTCTACTGGTGGTGGTCGTGGCGCTCCACCTGACAATGGTGGTTCAAGCGGTGGTTCAGGCGGTGGTGCTGGTCCACAAAATACATCTCAAGGAACTGGTACCGCTAACCAAGGTAGAGATGGTGGCGATGGTTTTGTTGGTACAGCCGCAGGTGCAGGTGGCGGTGGTGGAGCCAGTGGTACAGGTTCTAATGGAACATCAGGTTCAGTTGGTGGCGCAGGTGGCGCTGGAGTTGCAACCTCTATTACTGGTTCATCAGTTACCTATGCAGGTGGCGGTGGTGGCGGTGGATATATTGATGGTGGTGTTGGTGGTTCAGGTGGCGGTGGCGCTGGTGGAAATTCAGGTGGCGGTGGTCCAACTGAGGCGGGTACTAATGGCACTGCAAATCGTGGCGCAGGCGGTGGTGGTTCTGGTCCAGAGAAAAATTCAGGTAGTGGTGGCTCAGGAGTTGTAATACTTAGATACTTAACTTCTGATGGAACAATTACAATAGGTGCTGGATTAACTGGAAGCACTGCAACAGATGGTTCATACAAGGTAACAACAATAACAGCAGGTACTGGAAATGTGAGTTGGACATAATGGCACATTACGCGTTCTTAGACGATAACAATGTAGTTACTGAGGTAATTACAGGAGTTAATGAAAACATAATTCAAACTGATTTAGATGGAACTCAAGTAGGTGGAAACACTGAAGCTTGGGAAACTTTCTATGGTAAATTCAGAGGTCAAGTATGCAAGAGAACATCTTACAATAACAACATTCGTAAAAACTATGCAGGTATTGGATTTACCTATGATGCTGCACGAGATGCTTTCATAGCACCCAAACCTTATAACTCTTGGATATTAGATGAGGCTACTTGCCGTTGGCAAGCACCTACTCCTAAGCCAACTGAAGAAGGAAAGTATTACAGTTGGGATGAAGCAACAACCTCTTGGGTTGAAGAACCTGCTCTCTAAGAAATAACAATTATTAATGACCCCGCTTCGGCGGGGTTTTCTATTTAAGGAGATCAATGGCATACGGCGATGATATTACCGAAGGTATCCCCTACGTACTATCCAATCCTGCAGGTGCTACGAATTACTCGGCTACCGGCGTTAACTATGATATGGCTATCGCCGGTTTGCCGTTCTTCATTGCAGCCTCTGATGAGTCACCTTATCGCAGAGTAACTGCAAGGTATCGTAAAGAGCAGTATGACCAGACCAGAGAAGCTGGTGAGCAGTCACTTACTGGCTGGTGGTTTAGATCTCAATCAACATTCCATCTTGGCGCAGGTATTAAATACTTTGAACCTGCTCAAGATGAGTCACTTCGTTTCCAGTTTGCAGAGTCTAAAGGCGTAGATGTATTTACTAAGGGACAGGCTACCCTACTTAATAGCACTGTGAGAATTTTAACTACTGCTAGTAGTACCGTAATTGTAGGTGCTAATGATGGTACCAGTGACTGTTTAGTAACTACTGATGGTATTGAGTTGAAAAAGATTACGATGAGCAATGATACTCCTACCTCATCTACTTATACTCAGGCAGGAACTAAATCTGCTATTCTAGATTTAACTACGGATGGAACTAGATACTTTTTTGTAAATGGAACTAAGGTTCATCGAGGGGCTATTACATCTGGTAATAGCGCCATTATCTATGATGCACCATCTACAACTAGCGCTAGAATTAAGTATGTTAAACAGCGTTTAATTGCAAGTATCAATAATTCAATATACGAATTAAATGCTGTTAATAGTTACTCTGCTACTATCAATAACGCAGCAGTCGCTGCAGGAACTGTAACCCTTACAACAAGTTCTGTTCACGGATTAGTTGCTGGAGATAAAGTTACAGTTATAGATTTACCAGCACCATTTACTGCTTACAATGTTAGTGCAACTGTAACTGCAGCACCTACTACTACCACATTTGAGTATGTTGAAGGAGCAGCTACTGTAGCAAGTGCTGCAACGACAGGTAAATTTATTAAAGCTAACTTACCTGCTGCTCACTATACACACCCACAGACAGACTGGACTTGGACCACTATTGCAGAGGGTCCTAACGCTATTTATGTAGGCGGTTACAGTCGTAAAAACTCATCTATCTATAAGATGACTTTAGATCTTACCAATGCTAACTCTCTTGGATTTCCAGAACTTAGCGTTCCTTCAGTAGTTATTGATCTACCAGAGGGTGAGATCATCAATACCTTTGATACCTACCTTGGTACCTATGCAGTGCTATGCACTAACAAAGGTGTACGAGTTGGAGTTATAGGTAATGAGGGAGATATCTCTTATGGTCCATTACTATTTGAAGCTGAATGTAAAGATGTAACCTTTAAAGATAAGTTTGCTTATGTATCTACTAATTCC